AGATAGACATATCCTAAATGTTGAGGAAACAGACGATACTTATGTAATATCGTTTGCTAAACATGAGGATATGATGGAAGAAATGGAAGATGATGACAAAGATATGGAATCTCGACCATTTCATTATGATGAAGAAAAAGATGAAGAAGAAAGACTAGATAAGTCCGATATTGTCTATCGAACTCTAGACCTCTCAAGATCGTCTTTTATCGATGAAGAAAAAAGAAGAGTGAGAATTGGAGTAAGTTCCGAAGAACCTGTTGAAAGGGATTTTGGCATGGAAGTAATTTCTCATTCTGAAGAGGACATTGACACTAGCTTTATTGGTAGTGGCAGAAGTCCTTTACTTTTAGACCATGACATGACTAAACAGATTGGTGTGGTCGAAAGATATGAAATTGATTCTGGTGAAAAAAGTGCAAAGGCAATAGTTCGTTTTGGTCGAAGCGAATTAGCAGAAGAAATTTATCAAGATGTCAAAGATGGTATTCGTCAAAATATCAGCGTTGGCTATAAAATAAATAGTATGGAACGAGTTAGAAGCGACAAAGATGATAAGCCTATGTTCAGAGTACAAACTACACCTTTAGAGGTGTCTGTTGTTTCTGTACCAGCAGATCAATCTCAGGCTGTCGGTGTAGGTCGTTCTGAAGATAAACAAACAACCATAAAGGTAAAAACAATGACTGAAGAAGTTAAAAATGAAATAAACCTTGATGAAGTTAGACAACAATCTGTTGCTGAAGCTAAAGCTGAATTTGTAAGAAATTCGAAAGAAATTATAGATTTAGCTGTTCAACACAACAGAAGAGATTTAGCTGACAAGGCAATCCAAGATGGCAACTCAGTAGAAGAATTTAGAGGAATACTATTAGATAATATATCTAATGATAAGCCTTTAGAAACTGCTGAAATTGGCATGACTAAAAAAGAAGTAAGAAAGTTTTCTGTAATGAAAGCTATCAACGCTTTAGCTAATCCTACTGATAGGAAAGCGCAAAGGGATGCAGAATTTGAATTTGAATGTTCAGAACAAGCATCTAAACACTATGGCAGAACTGCACAAGGCATAATGCTACCACCTGAAGTAATGTCCAATTGGAATACTAGGGATTTAAACGCTTCTGATGATGCTGGTCTTGTAGGTCAGGATTTCAGAGCAGGTAGTTTTATTGATGCACTTCGTAACGCATCTGCTGTAATGCCTTTGGCTACTAACTTAAATGGACTCTCAGGCGATGTAAAAATCCCTAAGAAAACATCAGCTTCATCTGCCGCTTTTATTAGTGCAGAAGGTGGTGCTTCTGGTGAGTCTGAAATGGTTATAGGCTCAGTAACTATGTCACCTAAAACTGTAGGTGTTCATACTGATGTAACTCGTCAGCTTATGATTCAATCATCTTTAGATGTTGAGAATTTAATTCGTGATGATTTAGCTAAATCAATGGCGATTGCAATTGATGATGGTGCTTTAGAAGGTAGTGGTTCTAGTGGAAATCCAACAGGTATCACTAACACTTCAGGTATCAATACTGTTTCTTTATCATCTGCGGCGGCTCCCACGTTTGCCGAAATGGTCTCTATAGAGACAAGTATAGCTGTGGACAATGCTTTAGTGGGCGATTTAGCTTACATCATTAATCCTACTAACTTCGGTACGCTAAAAACTACTGCTAAAGATTCAGGAAGTGGTTTATTCGTAGCAGAAAATGGTCAGGTTAATGGTTATCCTGTAGTCGTTTCAAATCAATTGACTGCTAATAACTATGTGTTCGGAAACTTCTCCGACCTTTTAATTGGGCTATTTGGTGGTTTAGATATTACTGTGGATCCCTACTCTAACTCTACTTCTGGAACTGTCCGAATTGTGGCACTTCAGTCATTAGATGTAGCTGTAAGACACGCAGTATCATTCTGTAACGCAAGTTAATAGATGGTATTAACAACTGAAAAGGCAGTAGGGGTTTTCTCTACTGCCCTTTCTAAAAAAAAGGAAAGCAAAATGAAAGTTTTAATTCTTAGAGATACAGTTGCTGATGGTAAAAAAGTTTCTGCTGGTGATGTTGTTGAAATAGATAACGATACTGCAAATACTTTAATTAGTTATGGTAAAGCAGAAGCATCGGAAGGCAAGGTATCAGAAAAAAAAGATAGAAGTGTAGGCTTAGAAAAATCAGAAGTTAAAGTCAAGGGAAGAAAAGGGAAATAAATGGCTTTAGAATTTGATGCTGATTTTGATGGCTACTTTGATGATTCTTATGGACATGGTGTATCTGCTACTTATACTGTTAGCGGTGGTTCAGCAACAACTATCAAGGTTATCCTTGAAGATGAATATTTATCAGTAGATGGTTTAACTGTTGGAGTTGAGAGTAGTACACCTGTCGCATATTGCAAAACTAAAGATGTATCATCAGCAAGTCATGGCGATACTTTAGCTTTTTCAGCATTAACCGATTTAGATGGCAATACTTTAAAGGGTGCAAAAACTTATTCTGTTGTAAATGTGCAACCTGATAACACAGGTATCACAGCTTTAATATTACAAGAACAATAATGGCTAATCATATCAGACAACAAATAAGAGAAAGAGTAGGTACAACCTTAACAGGTCTAACTACTACAGGATCAAATGTTTTTCAAAGCAGAGTTTATAATTTAGAGGATTCTAAACTTCCAGCAATAATTATTTATACAAAATCTGAAGATTCAGAATTACTAGAAATGGGTTCAAGTAGAACAATGCAAAGGAATCTATCTTTAGTAGTTGAAGCGTATGTCAAAGCAAATAGCAATTATGACGATACCATTGACACAATTGCAAAAGAAGTTGAAGCGGCTATGGGTGCAGATGTAACTCATAACAATTTAGCCAGAGATTCTTTCCTAGACTCAACAGAAATAAATTATAATGGCGAGGGTGAACAACCTATTGCTGTTATGACAATGGTATATAATATAGGTTATCAAACTACAGAAGTGGCAGCAGATGTCGCTTTATAGAGGATTTTTATTATGGATAAAAATGTAATGGTTTCTCCTGATGGCAAAAGCAAAATTACTGTTTTTGACGCTGATGTTGAAAACTTAAAATCAAATGGGTGGATTCTTGAAGGAGAGTCTAAAATTAAAACTAAAACTAAAACAGAGGTTGAATAATGGCTACATTCGCAGGTAAAGCAGGTGTTGTACAAACAAGTTCAAACGCTTTAGCAGAAGTTAGGTCTTATAGTATTACGCAAACAGGTGATACTACAGAATCTACTGCTATGGGTGACTCAGCAAAAACATTTGAAGCTACGCTCACTGAATTTTCAGGTTCAGTAGATTTATTTTTTGATGATACTGATACAAGTGGGCAAGTGTCTTTGACAATAGGCTCATCTTTTACTTTGAATCTTGCACCAGAAGGCAGTGGCAGTGGTTCATATAAATTATCAGGTGCAGCTATTGTCACAGATAAGACAATAACCGCAGCTCATGATGGACTTGTTGAAATGACTATTGCATTTCAAGGAACAGGTGCATTGACTATTGGTACTTACTAATAATGACTAAAGCGATAGATAATGTCGTTGCTCACTTTGATTCACAAGAAATAAAAAAAATTGAAGTCAAAGAATGGGGAACAGAAGATCAACCTTTAGAAATTTTTACAAAACCATTAACATTACAAGAGTCTAAAAAACTCTACAAAATGGCAAATGGTGGCGATTTGGAAGTCATGGTTTATGCAATCATTACCAAAAGTCTTGATGCAGATGGCAATAAACTTTTTACTTTAGCTGATAAAGAGTCACTTATGACTAAAGCTGATGTAGAAGTTTTGTCTAATGTTGCATCTGAGATTTTAGGTAGTGTTACATCTGAAACAGCACAGGAAAAGTAAGAGCCGATTCTGATTTATTTGCTATGTTTGCTCTTGCAGACAGGCTCGGCATGACAGTTGAAGAGTTACAAAAGAGCATGACAGTAGATGAGTTTGTTTATTGGTTGGCATATTTAGAAGAAATGAATAAAAAAATGGAAAACAATGGGTAACTTAGGCAAATTAAATATAGTCATTTCTGCTGTAAATAAAACGAAAGCTGTTTTTGGACAAGTTACTCAAAGTCTTAACAAATTAAAAAGTGGTGTTGGCAAAGCATTAAAAGTTTTTGGTGGTTTGACTGCTGGTATTGGTGCTGTTGGCTTTGCATTAGGCGCATTAGGAAAACAATCATTTGCCTATATAGACACACTTGGTAAAACATCAGATCAATTAGGGGTATCTGTAGAATTCTTACAAGCATTTCAAATAGCTTCTGAAGAAGCAGGTGGTTCTACAGAAGGTGCAAACAAATCATTACTTAAATTCAGCAAAAATATAGGTGAAGCTGGTCGTGGTCTAAAAACACAAGCAGATTTATTTAAAGATTTAGGAATTAGCATAAGAGATAGCGAGGGCAATCTTAAAGGAACAGAAGAATTACTTCTTGCTACTGCTGATGGCATCGCTTCATTAGGATCAAGTGCAGAAAAAAACTCAGCATTAACTAATTTATTTGGTCGTTCAGGACAACAATTATTTGCAATATTAAATCAAGGTGGCGATGCTGTTGCTGGTTTAAAAGATAAAATGCTAGAACTTGGTATAGGCATATCAAGTGAAGCTGTTGATGCTGTAGAAAGATTTAATGATACTTCTAATATTTTAAGCAGACAATTAAACAGTCTGAAAGATAATGTCTTTGCGGCTTT